TGTGATAGAAGATATTAAGCCTGGTAAGTTTAGTGGTGATCGTATTGTACTTACTACTGAAGTGCAAAAGTTTTTTCCCAACCCCAACAAAGTAACAGCAGGCGGTTTGGATTTATACATGACCAGCAAAATGCCAGATGCGCTACAGATGCGTGCAGCACCTGGCACAATTAATAAAAATGCAGGGACTTCAACATATGCAGCCAAAGAAAGACTGTATGGTGTTAAAGGTTTGGAACTCAAAAAAGAAAATGAGCATACCTCTGAATTTTTTAGAGGCGACACGCCAGACAATACTATTGCTTTTGATAGCGTTGAGTTAGAAGATGTGACACCTGGTAATCCATCTGTCTTGCGTGTCAATAGACTACAAAGCGATTACGGGGAAGAGTTGTCTAAAACATCACGTAGCCGTAAAGATTTAGGTTTCAAGAGTTCTAACCCATTCGTGATGCCTGAAGTCAAAATACCAGAAGAAGTTATGAAAATGGCTGAGGATTTAAAAGCAGCAGTTGCTCGAAAGAATGCCAAAGCAGATGAATACAATCAACTAAACAATCTCGACTTTCTTTTTGAAAATGTTAATGAATCTGTCTTGCCCAAAGCTCGTATCAATCTGCAAGACTTTGATGAAAACTTTGTGTCATTACTTAAATCAACAGATGAATCAAATGCAGTAACGAAAGACTTTAGTCAAGCTATTAGAGATATCGGAGAGATTAAGAGTAAAATGCAGGCTAGTTTAAAGCAAAACAATCCCGATTTATTTAATGCTGGGTACTTCAAAAATATAGAATTAAAAGAATTCTTAGATTATGGTTCTTTACCTGAAGCGCAAAAGAAAATATATGATCGCAACCTCCATTATGGTATTGAAACTAAATACGACATGGGTTTTAGTACCATTCCTTTAGATCAAGAGTATTATGGTGGGATTCCACAAAAGGAATTTGATGTTTTCTTAAAAACAGATACAGACACAATAGATGAACAAATAGGTAAACTTGATTTGGGCGATAGTGATTTGGTCTATAAGAAAGACCCATACCAAGAAGGTATGACTTCACGCACCCACGTCTTTCCTATTAGGGCTATGGTCAACGAAGCTGCGCAAGCGACAGACGCTAAATTGCTCGAGATACCAGTTGGCCGACTTAGGAAAGAGGGAGAAATAGGGGGTAGTGGCGATAGTGCTGCCACAATTTTTAAATACTACGAGGATATGTTTGATGAGTTAAATAAAATATCGTCTGAACTTGAGTTACCAACAGGAAGCGTTTTCAAAATAGAAGACTTTGCAGAAACTTTACGAGTCAAAGATCCCGTAAGCGGCTTGAATGTCGACAAAGATTTTGATCTTGATACTATTAAAATAGACTTAGATGCTGTACGTGAAGCTTTGGCAGACGGTAAACAAATATCAGCATTCAAACGTGGAGGACCAGCAAATATAGATTCGTTATTGAATAATTTATGACAATGAACAGCTTATCAGATGCCGAGCTTAAAGAGGCGCTGCTACTAAAAGAACGATTAAATTTGCTTAACAAACAAGATGCTTGTCAAGCAGGGTTTATGGATTTTATTAACCATATCTGGCCCGAGTTCATTTGTGGCCGCCATCATAAAATCTTTGCACAAAAACTAGAAGATATTGCAACGGGCAAGATTAACCGTTTGATTGTTAATATGCCACCTCGACACACTAAATCTGAGTTTGCTTCCACTTACTTTCCTGCTTGGGTGATGGGCAAATACCCAACGAAAAAAATTATGCAAACTACCCATACTGGTGAACTAGCTGTTAGGTTTGGCCGTAAGGTCAGAAACATAATGGATACCGAAGAATACAAAGCCGTATTCCCTGAGGTCAATTTATCAGCGGATTCTAAGTCTGCTGGTCGATGGGAAACCAATAAAGGCGGTGAATATTTTGCTGCTGGTGTTGGTGGTGCTATTACAGGTCGTGGTGCGGACTTATTAATTATTGATGACCCACATTCAGAACAAGATGCTCTTAGTATGACGGCAATGGATAATGCTTGGGAGTGGTACACCTCTGGACCTCGACAGCGTTTACAACCAAAAGGGGCAATAGTATTGGTGATGACTAGATGGAGCCAGATAGATTTAACCCAAAGATTGTTAAATGGACAGAAAGAACCTTTAGCTGATCAATGGGAAGTAATTGAGTTCCCTGCTATTTTTCCAGATACTGAAAAACCTTTATGGCCTGAGTTCTGGTCTTTAGATGAATTGTTGAAAGTAAAAGCTTCTTTGCCAGGTATCAAATGGAATGCGCAATGGATGCAAACCCCGACAGCAGAAGAAGGTTCAATTATCAAGAGAGAATGGTGGAATGAATGGACACACGATAGTTTGCCTGGTGTACAATACATTATTCAATCTTATGATACCGCTTTCAGCAAAAAAGAAACTGCTGACTTTAGCGCTATTAGTACTTGGGGTGTATTTAGACCTTCAGAGGATGCCCCAGATTCGATTATTCTTTTGGACTGCCAGAAAGGTCGCTGGGATTTTCCAGATTTAAAAAGAATTGCACAAGAAGAGTATAAGTATTGGGAACCAGATATGGTTTTAATAGAAGCTAAAGCATCAGGAACACCACTTACTCACGAGCTCCGTCGGCTTGGGATTCCTGTCGTCAACTACTCACCATCACGTGGCCACGATAAACATGCCCGTATGCACTCGGTTGCGCCCATCTTTGAATCAGGATTAGTCTGGGCACCAAAGAAACAATTTGCTGAAGATATGATTGAGGAATGTGCATCATTTCCTTTCTCAGCTAACGATGATTTATGTGATACAATGACCCAAGCTTTGATGCGTTTCCGTGAGGGTGGATTAGTTTCTTTAGGAACAGACTACGAAGACGAAGACAAAGCCCCTATAAAAAGAGTATATTATTAAGATGATTCAGTTTTATATGACAGAATATGAAAAGGATGGTGAAATCTTAGACGGTCCACTTATAATGGCTCCTAATTTAGAGGTTGCAACAGCGCAAGCATACGATCTAAAATTAAAGTTAGTTGGTGAGATGTTTCCGTTGATGGACATAACCGACTTTGAAAATAGACAGGTACATTAATGGCAATAGAAAGAGTAGATGGCACACCAATAACAGCAAGCACACCAGAAGAGCAAGAGTTTCTTGAAAATGTAGAATTAATTACACCAGAAGACGAAGAAGGTTTTGTTATGATGGAAGATGGAAGTGCTGTCCTAGAAGACGATATGGACAACCCAGTAGAAATGGATTTCTATGGTAATTTAGCAGAAGCTTTAGATGATGATTTGTTAAATCAAATAGCTGACGATTTAGTTTCTGGTATTGAAAAAGATAAAGCTTCAAGAAAAGATTGGGAAAAGACATATACCGATGGTTTGAAATACTTAGGTATGAAGTTTGATGAAGAAAGATCAGAGCCATTTGCAGGCGCTTCAGGCGTTATCCATCCATTATTAGGAGAAGCTGTCACCACATTTCAAGCGCAAGCCTATAAAGAATTATTGCCAGCTGGCGGCCCAGTCAAAACACAAATACTAGGTAACTATGACAGTTCAACAGAACTGCAAGCTCAAAGAGTTAAAGAATTTATGAATTATCAAATAGTTCATAAAATGGAAGAATACGATCAAGAACTTGATCAATTACTATTCTACCTACCTTTAGCTGGATCAGCTTTTAAAAAAATATACTACGATGAAAATCTTAAACGAGCAGTCTCAAAGTTTGTTGCTCCTGAAGATTTAATCGTGCCTTATTACACTACTGACTTAGAATCATGCTCACGCATAACTAATGTAGTCAAGATGTCAGAGAACGATGTCAAGAAATTACAGGCGTCAGGTTTCTACAGACAAATAGAAGTCAAGTTAGGAGATGATACTCAGTACGGACAAGTAGATGAAGAAATAGAAAAACTATCAGGTGTGCATAACGCCTATGACGATGGCGAAGTTGCGGTCTTGTATGAAATTCATACTAACCTTGATTTACCAGGTTTCGAAGATATAAATGAAACTGGTGAAGAAACTGGCGTAAAACTACCATACATCGTTACTATTGATTCCAACACAAACGAAATTTTATCTATCAGAAGAAACTATCGTGAAGACGATGCTTCTAAAAACAAAGTTGAATATTTTGTACATTTCAAATTTTTGCCAGGACTAGGTTTTTACGGATTTGGTCTTACACATATGATCGGCGGTCTATCAAAGGCATCCACGTCCATTATGAGGCAATTAATTGATGCAGGTACCCTTGCAAACCTGCCTGCTGGGTTTAAGACAAGAGGTATAAGGATAAGGGACGAAGATACACCCTTACAGCCTGGAGAATTTCGTGATGTGGATGCCCCTGGTGGTTCATTGAGAGAGTCAATACAACCACTACCTTTTAAAGAACCAAGTGGTACTTTGTTGAATTTGTTAGGGATATTGGTTGATTCTGGTAAAACATTTGCATCTATTGCAGAAATAAATACAGGACAAGGTAATCCACAAGCACCAGTAGGAACAACTATGGCTTTATTAGAAAGATCAACCAAAGTTCTTTCTGCTATACATAAAAGATTGCATAACGCACAAAGAAAAGAATTCAAAATACTATCTAAAGTATTTCAGGAATATTTACCAAATGAATATCCATACATGACAGCTAGCGGTAATCAAGAAGTAGGCGCTACTGACTTTAATGACAGAGTAGATATTATTCCTGTATCTAACCCAGACATTTTTAGCACCGCACAAAGAATAGCTATGGCTCAAGAAATGATGCAACTGGTCAATTCTAATCCTGAAATTCATGGACCAGATGGTATCTATGAATCATACCGTAGAATGTATGCAGCTATTGGTGTTGATAAACCAGATCAATTATTGATGCCACCACCAAGTACAGAACCAAAACCTATTGAAGCTGGTATGGAAAATAATACTTTGATACTTGGTCAGCCTGCTCAAGCATTTCCAGAGCAGAATCATGATGCACATATTGCAATCCACATGAGCTTACTTAATACACCACCAGTCCAATCAAATGCTGCGGTACAAGCAATGATACATTCACACATCATGCAGCACTTACAAATGAAAGCAGACAATATTGCTTTGCAAGAAATGCCGCAAGAACTAAGAATGCAGTACGATCAACTAGAAGCACAATTACCACAAATGCCACAAGTTGAGCAAGAACAAGTCCAAGTCCAAATGCAACAATTAGTAGCACAATTTTCAGCACCAATACTTGCTGAATTGACAGCAGAATATACAGAAAAAGTTTCTGCACCAACTGATGAAGACCCATTAGTAACCATAAGAAAACAAGAACTTGCCTTGAAGGGTCAAGAGTTAGCTCAAGAGCAACAACAGTTTATGGCAGATCAAAGAAGAAAAGCTGAAGAAGCACGACGTGAAGATCAAATTGATATGGAAAGGATCAGAACTCAAGAAGATATTGCTGATGAAAAGAACCGTGTAACTAGAGAAAGAATGGAAATACAGCGACAGCAAAAAAATAAAGATTTACAACTTAAAGTCCAAGATTTGATTCAAAAATACCAAAAGTAACATATAATACAAAAATGATTAAGAGAACAGATATCAACAAACTATCAAACCCAAAAGTTATGAATAACAAAAATAGTTATGGTAACAAGGGAAGTGTTGCTTACTCAAAGAAGCAAACATTTAGTGCAGATGTAACACCAAAACCAGGTATGGGCAAGGGCAAATCTAGAGGAGTAGGGATTGCCGAGTCTGGTACTAAGTTTTCAGGTGTTTATTAATGTCGGTAGTTTGGATAAGAGATAAATTAGTCAAGTATCTGCGAACAAGCAGAGAAGACATAAAGGACACTATTATGGCTGGTGTCAAAGACATAAGCCAATTAGAGTATTTACGTGGACAATATACAGCTCTGGTCAACGTAGAGAATGAACTAAGGGAGCTGCTAGGAAAGGTAATAGAAGATGACGACGGAGAACAAGGTAATAGTACCTGACCACGTTGCTAAGCAAGTAGAAGAGCAAAATAAAGAAACAGGTGAAAAAGTCAATCAGGCTTATGTTTCTGAAAGTTCAAGAGTGTTAGATCCAACACTCTTAGATAAGTCGATTATAGATAGAATGCCACAACCTACTGGGTGGAGAATGTTAATTCTGCCATTTTCAGGTAAAGGTGTATCAAAAGGTGGTATTCATTTGATTCAGGACACAATAGATAGGGAAACCCTTGCAACTGTATGTGCATACGTTGTAAAAATGGGCCCTAGCTGTTACAAAGATGCGAAGTTTGAAGGAGAAAGCTGGTGCCAAGAAAAACAATGGGTACTGATTGGTCGGTATGCAGGAGCCAGATTTAAGTTAGGTGATGATGCTGAATGCAGAATCATTAATGATGACGAGGTGATTGCTACCATACATGATCCAACAGATATCGTTGCAGTATAGGAGCATTTATGTCAGAAGAAGTAAAAAAAGAAGAAATCCTCGATGATGGCGAAGTTGTTGAAATAGAGTCACAAGAAGAGGAAAGTTCTGAAAATGAAGCTGAGCCTGAAGAAGAGCAACAAGCAGAAGAATCAAAAAATGAATCTGAGCTTGAAGACTATTCTGAAAGAGTTCAGAAACGTATATCAACTCTTACTCGCAGATTGCGTGAAGCAGAAAGAGCAAGTGAATCAGCTTATTCTTATGCAAATGAATTGCAAGAAGAGAATAAAAAGCTACTAGAAAAAACTTCTAGTTTAGATAGGTCTTATTTAGCAGAAGCTGAAAATAGATTAAAGTCACAAAAAGCGCAAGCGCAAGCGGCTTTGAAATCAGCTTATGAAGAACAAGACTTTGATAAGGTAGCTAAAGCTCAAGATATAATAGCTAAGATAGCAGTAGAAGAATCTAAAATTGAAACATCTAAATCTCAGTTAGAATATCAAAACGAGCTCAAAGAACAAAGTAGTCAAAATGTTGTAGAACAACAACTTCAGACTAACAACGCTACTCAACCTAGTGCGCCGATGCCTCAACCAGAGCCAGATCCAAAAGCACAAAGTTGGGCAGAAAATAACAAGTGGTTTGGTGAGAATGAAACAATGACACTAGCTGCTTTCAACATTCATCGTAATCTTGTTGAAAACGAAGGATTTGATCCTTCATCAGATGAGTATTATACTGAGGTTGATAAAAGAATACGTGTTGAATTTCCTCATCAATTTGAAGAGGCAAAAAAACCAACACAAAGAGTTGCTTCAGCAGGGAGAGCAGATACTTCTGCAAAACCAGGTAAAAAGCAAGTTAGATTATCGCCTTCTGAAGTTCAGATGGCTAAAAAACTTAACGTACCTCTAAGTGAGTACGCAAAATTTGTTAAAAGGTAAAATATGACAGAAAGAGATAACAAGGGAAGATTTACAAACAACAGAGTGTCCCGCTCTGCCGATACTCGTGAAGCACAAGCATCACGCAAACCTTGGGCACCCCCAAGTATGTTAGAAACCCCACCAGCACCTCCTGGATACATCTATAGATGGATCAGAGCTGAAGTGTTGAATAGTGATGATAAGAAGAATGTTATGGCTAGGACTAGAGAAGGCTTTGAACTTGTCAGGTCTGAAGAAATAGGAAACTTCGAATTACCAACTATTCAAGACGGAAAGCATGCAGGAGTTGTTTCAGTAGGAGGTTTATTATTAGCTAAGATTCCAGAGGAAACCAGAGCGGAACGTAACGCTTATTATGAAAATAGAACGCAGACAGCACAACAAGCTGTTGATAACGACCTCATGAAAGAATCTGATGCTCGTTCTCCAATAATGTCTCCAAGGAGAACTTCAACCGTAACATTTGGAGGCGGTAAACGAAATTAACATAAGGAAAAATTATGGCAAACCAAGATAAAGCTTTTGGGTTCAAACTAGTAGGAAATTTGTCAGGTGTAAATCAAAATAAATTTACCGAATACAATATTGAATCTGGTTCAACTCAAGGCATATTTTCTGGAGACCCAGTAAAAATGTTAGCTGGTGGTTACATCGACGTAGCCGATAATGCTGCTGACACAAAAATACTAGGTATTTTCAGAGGATGTAAATACATCGATTCCGTAACCAAAGAAGTGAAATATTCTTCTTATTTCCCTGCTGGCCAAACAGCCACAGGCGACATAGTAGCAAGTGTGGAAGATAATCCATTTAACCTATACGAAGTTCAATGTTCAGGTTCTCTCGCAAGAGGTGATATCGGTTCAAACGTCGACATAGCTTATACAGCTGGTTCTACTGTAACAGGTCAGTCCAAAGCTGAAATTGATAGTTCTGCTGGTGCAGCAGCTGCTAACTATAGACTTGTTGGTGTTTCAGGCGATTCTGAAAACAACGAACTAGGTAGTAATAACGTCAATATGATTGTTATGATCAACGAGCATGCTTATAACCAACAAGCAGGCATATAATAAGGAAGGTAAATAATGGCTATAAATAGATCACAATTAGCAAAAGAATTAGAACCTGGCTTGAATGCTTTGTTTGGTATGGAATATGCACGTTACGATAACGAGCATGCTGAAATTTTCGATACAGAATCTTCTGATAGAGCTTTTGAAGAAGAAGTCATGATCGTTGGTTTCGGCAACGCACCAGTGAAGCCAGAAGGCGAAGGTGTTGCATTTGATAATGCAAATGAAGGTTTTACAGCAAGATACGAGCATGAAACAGTTGCTCTTGCTTTTGCTTTAACTGAAGAAGCAGTTGAAGATAACTTGTACGACAGACTTGGTAGCAGATATACAAAGGCACTAGCTAGAAGTATGGCTAACACTAAGCAAATTAAAGCTGCAAGTATTCTTAACAATGCTTTCTCAAGTTCATTCAATGGCGGCGACGGCAAACCTTTGATTGCGTCAGATCACCCACTATCAGGTGGCGGAGTTGGTGCAAACAGAGCTAGCACATTTGCTGACTTAAATGAAACTTCATTAGAAGATGCACTTATCAGAATCTCTACTCAAACTGATGATAGAGGTCTTTCAATCGCACTACAGGGCGTGAAACTTATTGTTCCACCACAACTGCAGTTCGTTGCTGACAGACTTTTAAACACACCAGGAAGAGTTGGAACATCTGATAACGATATCAACTCAGTAATGAATCAAGGATTATTGCCTCAAGGTTATGTGGTAAACCATTACCTAAATGACCCTGATGCATACTTCATCAAGACAGATGTACCTGATGGTTTCAAACATTTTGTGAGATCACCAATGACAACATCACTTGAAGGTGACTTTGATACAGGAAACATGAGATACAAAGCTAGAGAGAGATACTCATTCGGGTTCTCAAACTGGAGATGTGTCGATGGTTCACAAGGGGCATAACACACCTCATTCAATGTGTAAGGGAGCTTCGGCTCCCTTTTTTTTTGACTATAGATACGCAAAGTAGTATATTAGTCTTGTTACACAAGGTAGCATGAACTATATAGCAGATGTAAACGGCATATCTACATCACTATCAGACTCTCCTTGTACTGGTAGATGTAGCACGACTTGGGGCGACATACGTTGCCGAGCTTGTGGTCGAACAGAAATTCAAATAAGAGATTGGAATATATATTCTTGTTTGGAGAAAAAACTGATAAACTTAAAAAACTCACCTAATTATGAAATTAGGCAAAAACTAGACTTTAAAAAAATGGAACACAAAGACAAAATAAAAGATATAGAAAGCAAGCTTTTTGCTGCTAGATGTCTGGTTGAAATGATTGGTGATCAGTTAATGCAAACTTATGGTAAAGACCCAATAATCAAAGAAACATATCAAGAAGTGTTTCAGTCACTTGAATCTTTGAAAAAAGCTAAAAATAACTTGCCTGTTGAATTAGAAGAAGCAGTATAATAAACTGTAATTCTAGGATAATAATCTTGCTATCGACTGACCTAGCAGACAAGCCAAGACGATAGTAATAGGAGGCAAAAAAATGGCAAAATCTACATTTTCAGGTCCTGTAAAATCTTTAAACGGATTTATTTCAGCAGGAAATGGTGCAGTTGTTAGTCTAACAGCTGACACATCTTTGACAGTTGATGATCACGCTGGAAAAGTCTTAGTATGTAATGATGCAGATGGTAAATTTACATTACCTTCAATCGTATCAACCGTACCAAGCGATTCAAGTGATCCTAACCAACTTAACAATTTAGGAGCTTCTTTCTATTTTGTTGTTGATACAGCAGCAACTGATCTAGACATCAAAACAGATGGTACAGATAAGTTTGTTGGTGGATTATATATTGGCGTTAATAACGCAACAGGTAAAACATTTATCTCAGGTGCAAGTAATGACGTTATAACATTAAACGGAACTACAAAAGGCGGATTAGCTGGTAGTGTAGTTAAAGTTACTGCAATGGCAGATAACAAATATGCAGTTGAAGGAATCGTTCTAGGTTCAGGAACTCTAGTAACACCATTCGCTGACGCATAATAAATAGGTGATATATGTCTAGTAGATCAAATGGATCAGATGTAAAAACCGCAAGCACAACTAGCTCTGCTACAGGTGGAGCTAGTCTTGTTTCTGGAAGATCAAGATTGAGAGGTTATGTAATAGCTGGAGGCACTTCTGATGGTACTGTTACCTTTAAGGATGGATCCTCAAGCGGCGATATTATTTTTATTGCTCCTTGTAATGCTAATGATACCGAAACTTTGAACATTCCAGATAATGGTGTTTTATTTGAAAGTGGCATACATGCAACACTATCTAATATAGACCGTGTAACGGTTTTTCATTCTTAAAAAATGGCTCAAGAAGTTTCATCCATAACCAGAGTTGGGACTTCAGAGCCTTTTGAGCTACAAGTAGCAAGAGGACAAATTGGTTTTCACGAAACCGTACACAAGTTTGGCTTTAATTCTGCTATAGATACTACTTTAGCAACCGTGTGGCTTCAAGGTGGTTTATATTCATATTTAGGTTCAGCTTCAACTCTTTATATATCTAGCTCTTCTGCTAATGATACAGCAGCAGGTACTGGTGCAAGAACTGTAACCGTTAGTGGGCTAGACAATA